ATAGAATATTGTTCCTTATAATAAGTGAACAGTCTTAAATAAGACTCATCATCACTATCGAAAAAATTATTATAGTAATTTTCACTAATCCAACCACCATCAGTAATAATGTAATAGCCCTCTCTTTCTGTTAGAAAAACAGAAACAAAGCAATCATTTGTGGTAAAGAAAGGCGTTATTATTTCTATGGTCTTTCCATATTTTTTCACTTTCCACAAAGAACTAAATGACGCTATTATAATCTTTATTATATCTTCCATGATTATTCAATATCAAATTGTACATTTTCTAAAGGATCAATATTTTCTTCCATTTTAAAAGGAAGAACACCTGGGGTCGAAATTAAATCAAAATTTTCAAATTTTATATTGGCCTCCTGCATAAAATGCAAAACACACATAGAAATATCTTCCAAAACTTTTGATTGCTTTTCATCCAACAGCACCTTTGTCTTGTAAGCTATCTCCTTTCCATCAGCTACGAACCGATGAAAATGAGGAGTTGGAACTTGTTGTTCCTCTATAGGAATAGGCAAATTGGAATTCCTATGAGAAGGTCCCGTAGAATCATATCTAAAAAAAGGTCTTTCACAAAAAGGAACACAGCGTAAAATGAATTTAAAATCTTTTTCTTCAGTTTCTTTTTGTTGTATGGTAAAAATTATATCATTTGGTAAGACATCGCTATAAGTAGGAGTATTTTTTTCTTTATAATCCGGTCTGCTATTTTTCTTTTCGTCAAGAACGATTTTGTTATTTAACAAAATTTTCTCTTCATCTATTAAGGAGCAATAGCTTTTATAATTATCTCTAACTTTAATATTGACTTTCATCTTTAGCTTATATAAACATTGTGTTTAAAATGGTTCTTATTTAGGAATAACTCTTATAAAATGATATGTAACAGTTCCATATTTTGTTAGAAGATAGTCATTTACATACATTCTTGCTTCAGAATTTAGTTTTTCTTGAGAGTTTGAATTAGACACAAATTCTAGATTCTGTATTTCTCCATTATATTCAAATATAGCTATATATTCTTTCATCATTATCCTATTTTATTTGATTTTTGCAAATTACATTTTTGACATAATAATTGAAGATTCTCCACTGTAGTCGCACCACCTTTGGAAAAGGGAATAATATGGTCAAGCTGCAGGTTTTCAGTAGAACCGCAATAAACACATTTTCCTCCATTCCTTCTCCAAACTACATCAACGACTTCTTTAGGTATAGGAGGTCGCTTATTTGCTTCCGGAAAGATTTCTCCCTCATCCATTAACTCTTGCAGTGCAGCCTTTTCTAAGTCTTGCTTTCGTTTCTTTGCAAGAAGCTTCTCTTTTATTTTATTTATTGCTCTCCTGTTTTCCAACTCATCAATCCATTTTTTATACTCCATAATACTAGATTCAGACGTATCAATATACAATAAATCAGATTCAGTATCAGAAAATAGCACTCCATGCATCTCCCATTCTTTAGCCATATAAGTCAAGACGCCTGAATATTCAGACTTTAGTGAAAAAGATTTTTGACCAATCGGCTTTAAAATGATGAAGTCTCCTGAGCTAATCAAGCATGTCTTATATCCTTCATATAAGATAGCGCGTATAGGAACATTTACATATATACATGTGCATTCTTCATCCGGAACAAAATGAAGATATTTCTTTCCGTTCAGATTTTTCCAGTTGAGCATATTTTTCTTATTTTGCCGACATACACATAAGTACTCGATACACGCCGTACACCTCTGACAAAGGAACGTCAAAGTCCGAGAATTTCGGGTCCGGGTTAACCGAATGGCATTTCACATAACCTTCCTTACCCTTGCACTCATGAAGTTCCTTTACTATAACCCCATTTGCAGTGTCCAAAACGTATGTTTTACCCCAGTCTATAAAGATATTGGGGTTTATCTTCTTTATCAAAATACGGGAACCTGAGGGGTATTCAGGTGCCATACTATCTCCATATACTGTAATGGCAAAGTCTACATCTTCAATGGGTGAAATTATAGCCTCACAATTTTGAAGCATTGCGCCTGGAGCCGCAAAACCCGTAAGCGTTCCTCCCATAGCTGACATAGGTAGAAGGTAAGTCATGAAACCTGGATTAGACTTTTCAGACTGAAGCTTTTCTATTTGATATTGTAAATAAGATATAGTTCTATCTTTCTCGTTTATTTCATTAGAAATATTTTTTATATCATCAAAATCCAAGCTTTCTTTTATTTCTATTTTATCTGAAGATTTATATCCAAACCTATCCCCCCTTCCAAACACACAATATGTTTGACTAAAATCAAATGCTTCACATATCAATGAGATTTGTTCTGTAGTAAAATTACGATTGTTATCTCCCAAAGCATTTGTTATCGTATTATACTTTATACCAGTGCTTTGAGAAATATCCTTAGGGGATATCCCTTTTTCTTTTATGAGTTCAATCACACGTAATGTAGAATCTTTCTTTGCCATAGAAACAATATTTAACACAAAATGTGTGTGATTTATCACGTGATAATTTGCGAGCACACAAAAAGTGTGTATCTTTGCAACATCAAACAATAAACAACAATGCAAATTAAGCAAGTTTGATTGAGATAACCAAATATAAGTAATAACTAAAAAGAGGTAAGACAATGAAAAGATTCGATTTACGACAGATTATGAGAGATGCCCACAGAACCTACAAGTATGTAGGCAAGAAACAAGGCAAGACCTTCGGTGAAGTTCTGAAATCAACATGGAAACTGGCAAAACTGAATGTTACAATGCAGGAAGAGCTGGCAAGACAACAGGAAGAAAGAAATAACAAGGTGTTCACTCCGGTCAAAGCAGAAAAAGTCACTTTCAAAGCCGAATGGTCAGACTGCTACAACTCCAACAGCCGTGGATATTTAGGCTCCCAGTACTGCGGAGATTAATAAGGACATTAATCAGGATTATCCTGTCCGGTCTCGATACCGGAAACAATCCGTAAAAGGTATGGCAGGAACTACATGGAGTGATTGCCCTTAGCAATCCGTTCCAGAAAGCGATACTGGCGCTTACCCTCAATCCCAGCATAGAGGACGCGAGAACTAACGGTCGAAGCAAGCAGCCTGTAACAAGGTCGATGCAAGCAGCCGGGCGAAGTAAGGGCAATCATGCCCCGAACGGTTATGCAGTGAAGAACAGTAGCTGACAACTCCGGTGGGAAGACCAGAGAGAGGTTATCGGGGCACAAACTAATAATATCTACTTATGACAATGAAAGCAATAATTGAAAAAATAGTAAAAATACGTCCTACACCCTATGGATTTATAGGAAAAGATGATACCGGAATAATCAACAAAACCGTTGTCATAAAGTTGTTCACTATCCCGATATACAAGAAAGAAATTTTAGTTCAGAAGAATATTTGACAGCTCCTGAAAGCTAAATTCCGTATGGATTTTAGCTCCATTTTGAAATAAAATCAATGTACCTTCATCGGTAGGCTTTACAAGCTGAACTGCACTTGCATTGATGATGCACTTTTCACCATCCACGGTGATTTCAACAAACTTGTTCATAATACTTAATTTTTTGTTTGACACCACAAAGTTAAGTAAATCCCCCAATAAAAGCGTGATGCCGCCAATCGGATTGGTTTGGGGGAACAAAACTAATACACAATCAAATGAAAGCAATATCAATATTATGCGCAGTATCATACGCGATACTCCTTATTACCATGTACGATATGGGCGTATGGTTCTGGATAGCATCCACCGCCTTCGCGGTAACATCATTAGTGATAAGCAACGAACTTGACAATATTGAAAATCAAAAAAAATAAAGCAATGACAACAGTAGAAGAATTACAAAGCATGACACACGAAGACCTTGTAAGACGTGTGCAAGAACTGGAACAAGACCTTAAAGAAGTCAAGGAACAGAGCGACATGTGGTTCGATTCGTTCACCCGCCTACAGGCACGACACGAAAACAGCATTAATGCTCTAGACAACATTGTTAAACTCGCTAAATTGAAGTAATATGGTAAAAGTAACAGAAAATTGGGCGGCCACATTGAGAGCGATGAAGGTAGGTGATATCGTTGTGTTCCCTGTGCGTGCGATATCTTCCGTCAACACAACCATTTCCAGACTAAGATTGGAGATGTGTGTAGAAAATGCCGATTGGAAACGAACAGGAGAGGTTGACCGCAAGCGCGGAGAGTTCAAAATCCAGCGTGTGTCATGATTACGCTATCAGAGCGCGAGCATCTTGTCGCCGAACAATATTGCAAGGGTTTGGCCGACAAGGAAGTAGCCGACAGTCTGCAACGCTCGGAATGGACCATCAAAGCACAGAAGCGGGATATATACAAAAAGCTGGGTATTTCCAAAGATACCGAGCTTGTATTATACATGTTCTGTGAGCGCATGAAGATCAACTTCGATATAAAAGAGATACGTAAACACGGGCTTGAGCTATTCTTCTCCATCCTGTTCCTTGTCATTGCCGCATTGGATTTTCATCCCGACATGAGACAATGCAGCAGAGCAAAGACAAGAACCACCCAAGTATCAAGAACAAGACGAACAAAAACAGATTCAGATTATGAACTATACAGTTAACAACCAACTACGGACATCCATCTTATTTGATGGAACGGCAGAAGCACGGCTAGCAGACATCCTAGCCATCATGGACACCCATACATTCGGTAAAAGAGAAGCGGCCAAAATAGTTGGAGGCATAGGAAGGCTTATCAGACTGATCGAAGAAAACAAAATACGTTCCGACAAGCCTACATGCGCACAAAACGGGAAATGGTTCTGCAATGCCAGTGATGTCCTGCGTTATGCACAGGTCAAAATGCCAAGGAAGCCTAGAAAATTAAAAAAGAAAGTGGCATAAGCCACACGGGTAATTAGCTTAATGGAAAAGCGGTATTCACTTTTTTCTTTACGTTCAGACGGTTTGTGATTGTTTTCAGGAGGAATACAGATACAGGTTCGAATCCTGTATTACCCACACCCAAAGAGAGGGAGCCGTACACCCTTATAAACGTAGCCATGTTAGAGACTTCAAGGCAGTGAAGCAGAGAGCAATTTGTTAGATAATAATTTAACCCAAAGCCGCTGGAAAGGACAGCGTGAGGTGAGAGCCCTCTTTATATGTTATATTCTATATCCTTATTTATCCCGGTGTGTCCTGGCCGACTATCCGGGAACTATTTTTTTTAACTCATTTATTAACCACTAAAAATTATTGATTATGGGACTTATCAAAAAACCTAACGAACTGACAGTTAAGAATGCCCTGTCGGCATTAATCTACGGACAACCTGGTATGGGAAAGGCTCAACCTTTGTATTGCAGCGTTCTGACACCGGAAGGATATAAGAAGTTATCCGATATATCTGTAGGAGACACCCTGATGGGATGTGACGGTAAAGAACAGAAAGTATTGGGTGTTTATCCTCAAGGAGTAAGACCTGTGTACAGAGTCATGACAAATGACGGAGCCATAACTTATTGCGATGAAGAACATATATGGAATGTTCGTTCAAGTACTGGCAATAGCCGTAAAGCAGGATTTAGAAACATGACCCTTAAAGAGATGATGTCGAAGGGTATCTCTTGCCCCTTGTCTCCATCAAGACAGCTTTCTACAAGAAAACCTATCCCGCGCTTTGAGATTCCGGTAGTAGATGCTATGGAATATACTGAAAAGAGCTATGATGTTGACCCGTATATTCTTGGGGTTTTAATCGGCGATGGTTCTCTGACGGGGAATGTAGCAATATTCTCAAATCCTGATGTAGATTCACAAATAGCTAGCAACGTAGAACGACTGCTTCCGAACGGCTATGCCTTGAGTAAGAATGATGCACCGCAATGCCCTCAATACGGCATAATTCTTTCAGGCAATGGGGAAGGATATATTCAGAGAATAAAGCGGTTAGGATTGAACGTCCATTCTACTGAGAAATTTATCCCTGATTGTTACAAATTAGGAAGCCATCAACAACGTATATCTTTGCTTCGCGGCCTTATGGACACAGATGGATGTGCAATAAAAAATAGAGTTTGTTTCTCTACTGCAAGTAAGAATCTTGCTTATGATGTGGTGGAGCTTGTTAACTCTTTAGGTGGTATAGCTAGTGTACATGTATACGAAAGAGAAGATAAGGGGGACGAATACCGTGTTAGCGTGAAAATCAAAGAATGCCCTTTCAGTCTTGAAAGAAAAGCTTCTGAATGGAGTAAAACTACTATATCTAGATATATAGTAGATGTGACCCGTGTAGAAGATTGTGAATGTGTCTGCATTAAGGTATCTAATGAGGATGAATTGTATGTCACTGACGATTATATAGTAACTCACAACACCACACTGGCGTTAAGCTCTCCCCAGCCACTACTCCTGGACTTTGACGGTGGCGTTCACCGTGTGAATGCAGCCCACCGTGTAGACACCGTACAAATTTCCAAATGGGAAGAGGTGGATGAAGTTCTTACGAGCGGAGAAATTGCCGAATACAAGACCATCGTTATTGATACGGCAGGAAAAATGTTATCCTTCATGGATAAATATATAATGAAAAACAATCCCAAAATGAAGAAAGCGGATGGCACACTGTCCCTGCAAGGATATGGAGTACGAAAGAATATGTTCATCAACTTCGTAAACCAAGTCACACTAATGGGTAAATCAGTAATATTCGTAGCCCATGAACGCGAGGAAAAGAACGGAGAAGACAAACAGATACGCCCGGAAATCGGAGGTTCTTCTGCCGGTGACCTGATTAAAGAACTTGATCTTGTAGGCTATATGGAAGCCATAGGTAAGGACAGAACCATCTCTTTTGATCCGTGCGAGAAATTCTACGGTAAGAATACCTGCAATCTTCCGGCACGCATAAAGATACCAGTTATCATTAATGCAGAAGGTACAATCACCGGACCGAACGACTTTATGACAAAGATTGTAAACACTTATCAGACCTATCAGGAAAAACAGGCAGAACTGTCCTCCGAATATGAAGGTCTTATGGAAGTTATCAAGGAACAGATAGCCATGGTAGCGGATGCGGACACGGCCAACGAAGTGAAACAATCACTGGAGAGCCTGCAGCATATCTTCGACAGCAAATTACAAGCAGGTATGCTACTGAATAAAAGATGCAAGGAATTAGGATTGAAATTCGACAAAGTCAAAAAAATATATGAAGCAGCCTAGTTATAGAATCTATCCCTCATTACTTGACAAATTCGACAAGTATCTGAGAGCTGATGAAGAAGTGGAAAACTTCTGGAACATTGATAATGAAACCGGAGAGTATAAACGCTCTCCGGAAGAAATCGAAGAGAGCCTGAAGCAAGACCTTCTGGATGCTATCAACCGTGTACCGTTTGAGAGTGAAGCAGCCGACAAGGGAACAGCCTTCAATGCTATCATTGACTGCTATGTCCATTGCGAAAATCACGTGCCGACAGAGCGTTCCCCCTACTCCATCATTGGCGATAAGGAAACCAATACCATACAAGTAGCTTTTCCAGCAACGGATATCGCACCTGCACGGCATTTCCTTTTTGACAGACAATGGTGTATAGAACAGGCAGAGTATTTCAAAGGCTCATTAAGTCAGGTCTATGTATCCGCCATTCTTCCTACCCAGTACGGAAATGTGGAGTTATACGGATTTATCGACGAACTCCGAAAGGATGTTGTTTATGACATAAAATCCACATCTAAATACGAGTTCGGCAAATACGCCCACGGGTGGCAGCGCCATGTCTACCCTTATTGCCTAATTGCTTCCGGTCAGATGGAAAGCATAAAGGCATTTGAGTTTACGGCTTATGCGCTGAAAGGCGGTACCAGCCGCACACCGCTTATCAGTGGTACGCAATATCCGGAATATTATACTTACAATCACGAACAGACAGTGAAACTGCTCACGGCACACGTAGAACATTTCATAGAGTTTTTGGAAGCTAATAGAGAATCTATCACGGACAAGAAGATTTTCGGACTGGAATAATGGCACAAGAAGCTATCCTTATAAAAGAAAAAGGTGTGGTAACACTGAACAAGTCCTTTGATTTCATGTGCTCGCAGCTCCGTAACGGTCGTTACAGGTTAATTATCGAACGTTACACAGAGCCGCGCACATTAAGTCAAAACGCCCTAATGTGGCTTTGGTTTACCTGTATCGAACAGGAAACAGGAACGGACAAACAGGACGTACACGATTATTACTGCAACCTATATCTACGAAGGACAACCATTATCAAAGGAAAAGAAACGGTCATAGCCGGAAGCACATCGAAACTGAACACACTGCAAATGACGGACTTTTTGAATAAGGTCAAAGCAGATGCAGCCACGGAACTGGGAATAACACTTCCCCTTCCGGAAGACCGTTATTATAACGAATTTGTCAACGAATATAAATATAGAAGATAATGAAGATCATAAAAGCTAAAATCACCAAGGACAGTACCTTGGTGGCCACCTACAAGGATGAGAATGGTACAACCACCGTAGAAGGCAAGAACCTGGTAACATCAGACCTTATCAATGCGTTCAGCAAGCTGAATCCCCACGCCGCTTTGCTTACAGAACAGAAAGAAGTGGACGGTATAGAATCAGTAGATGAAGTGCCTGATATCATAGGACAGGTGCTTGACGTTACAGGGTATTCCATTGGCGGAGATGGAGATAATGAAGGGGTTACTCTGATAGCCAAACGTTTTCTCAAAACAGGAAAAGTTCTGAACCTATGCGCTCCGTTCACCATGTTCAATAATGAGAATGAATCGTATATCAATGCCTTCGAGCTGGAGCAGGAAATCCAATCCTGTGAGTTCGAAGTCAAAGAGTATCTGTTCAACAAAAAATGGCGAATTGTACAACAGGAACTTCCGTTTGAGGAAGACACGGCGAACGCAGACGTACAACCGGACGCCATTCCAGAAGCCGGTACAGACTTCAATCAAGAGGTTGCGGAATTCCAGCAGGCTATGAATGATGCAGGGGTTGACATAATAATGAACGGAAAGAAAATTAAATCACGTAAACCACGTAAAGTCAAACAACTTGCATCATGATACCGCCGTCCCCATTTTGCGTAACTACTACCCCCAACTGCTTCAAACTAGCCTTCCCATATCATCCAAGATTAGTGGAGCTAGTCAAACGGATTCCAAGTGTAAAACAGAATATCCGGGCAGCCTATATCGCTGACGAAAAAGCTTGGAAGGTATCTCTACAAGATAAGGAATACGTGAGGATGATGGCAGATTGGGCGGTACAGACAAAGATATGCAGCCGGGTACAGCACAAAGTGACAACAAGAGAGTATAATGACTATACTATTCCCGACCTTCCAAAACTTACGGTTCCACACGGATTGCTGTTGGAACCGTACGAATATCAGAAAGAAGGCATCGCTTATGCGCTACAGCACAAGCGGTGCATATTCGGGGACCAACCGGGACTGGGAAAGACATTACAGGCAATAGGCACGGTTACGATAGCAAAAGCGTATCCGTGCCTTGTCATTTGTCCGGCCGCATTGAAAATAAACTGGCAACGTGAATTTAAGAAATTTGCCGGAAAAAATGCCATGATTCTGGATGATCGCAATAAAGCCAGCTGGCACCGTTTCTTTGAGACTAAATGCTGCAACATATTCATAACAAATTATGAATCACTGAAAAAGTTTTTTGTACTTAAAGTAAAGGAGGATGCACGGTTTACCATGAAATCCATTGAGTTTGACCCGCGAATATCGTTATTCAAATCCGTAGTCATTGACGAATCACACAAGTGCAAATCCACCAAGACCCAGCAATCCAAGTTCGTAGAAGGAATATGTAAAGGCAAAGAATATATCTTGGAACTGACGGGAACCCCAGTAGTGAACAACAATACAGACCTTATACAACAACTCAAGATAATGGGACGATTAGAGGATTTCGGAGGATACAAGTGTTTCGTAGAGAGGTTCTGCGATGGACCTAAACAGTCAAGCAATGTGAAAGAACTGAACTGGAGGTTATCATCGACCTGCTTCTTCCGGCGCGAAAAGGCCAAGGTACTCACTCAGTTGCCGGACAAGTCACGCCAATATATAGAGGTGGACATATCCAATCGCAAAGAATACGACAAAGCGGAAGCCGACCTGATACAGTATCTCCGGACTTACAAGAATGCGGACGATGAAAAGGTGGCCAAGGCATTAAGAGGCGAGGTAATGGTGAAAATGGGAATATTGAAAGCCATATCAGCCAGGGGAAAAATCAAAGTCTTTTCCGAATTCATCCATGACGTGATTGACGGAGGTGAGAAACTGATAGTCTTTGCTTACCTGAAAGAAGTAGTACAGGAACTAAAGAAGATATTCCCTGAAGCTGTCACCGTTACAGGCGAAGACAATGCTACTCAAAAACAGACAGCGGTAGACCGCTTCCAAAACGACCCTTCTTGCAAGCTGATCATCCTTAACTACAAATCAGGAGGTACAGGTCTTACATTGACAGCTTCCAGCCGTGTGGCGTTTATCGAGTTCCCATGGACTTTCTCCGATTGTGAGCAGGCAGAAGACCGAGCGCATCGGAACGGACAGAAGAACAACGTAAACTGTTACTACTATCTTGGAAAGGATACTATCGACAAATATATGTATGATGTCATTCAGGCCAAAAAAGGAATAGCCAACGGAGTGACAGGGACGGATGATGTGGTTAAGGAGAATGTGGTAGATATGGCAATGAACCTATTCAACGGAAGAATATGAGAAAACAGACAACACCATTATCAGAAAGCCAAATACAACATGATTGTTTGGTATGGTTCCGGTTACAATATCCCAAACTGGCACGTATGCTTTTTGCAGTGCCTAACGGTGGCAAACGTGATGCCAAGACAGGAGCACGGATGAAGTATGAAGGAGCAGTGAGAGGTGTGGCAGATTTGATCCTGCTCATACCCAAAAAGGGATGGGCTTCCCTCTGCATAGAGATGAAGACACCGAAGGGTACACAGAGCGAGCACCAACGAACGTGGCAGACAGAAGCAGAGAGATACCAAAACAAGTATGTTATCTGCCATTCACTACAGGAGTTCATAAACGAAGTAAATTCTTACCTACAATGACTTATATAGATTACGTAAACCAATTTTGGAAGACACATCAGAGTGTAGCATTTTCCTCGAACGAAGTTTATTTGTACTTCTTCCTTTTGAACGAGTGCAATAGTCGGGGTTGGGAGAATCCGTTTGAGTGTCCCAACAGACGAATCGTCCTCGCAACCGGTATATCAGAACCAACCGTAATTGAAGTCAGGAACAGATTACAGCAAAAAGGTTTACTACAGTTTGAGTCAGGTAAGAAAAATGCGAAATCGCCCGTTTATTACTTAAATGATTTAAGTAAACCCTTAAGTAAACTCTTAAGTAATGACTTAAGTAAACCTTTAAGTAAAAAGGCTAACATTAATATAAGACTTAAGAGTAAAGATAATAATAACTCTAGCGAGTTATTTAAGCCCGAGCAGGAAAAACCTAAAAAGAAGCCTTCAAAACCAAAAACCGAATTTATAGCCCCTACCCTGGAACAGGTGAAAGATTACTTCCGTGACAAGCTCCCGGACTGGGAGCAGCAGGCGGAGATATTCTTCTACCACTTCGATGCGCTAAGCTGGAAAAACACCAACGGGGCTAAAATTGAACGATGGGACAGCCGGGCTAACCTTTGGATAATCGAAAAAAGACTTCAAAATGGAAACAAGCCTACAAAAACAGATCACTGTGATAATGTCCCCAGGACAGATACCTCAATCCAGGAAAAAGCCGGAGACACTGACACCGCTCCAGCAGACCTTGAGAAATGGATCAACAGCCTCCCAATTGGTTGACAACTGGTCCGGCACGCAAGCCCAGCTGAATTGTAACCTGACATTAGCACAAGCAATCAGGATTGAGGGTATTCCCACCCTTGCGGACATCAATGTTGTCTTCGGCAACGCCACATCAGTCAGGATTATCACAGAGCACCTGCAATCAATCCTCCGATACGCAGGCATTGATATCGCACCTCAACAACTTGCCGAAACGGCGCTAAGCATATTGGCCAGCTATTATTTTCTCAATCTAGCCGAGCTTTGCATATTCTTCACACAGCTTAAAAACGGGAGCCGTGGACAGTTCGTCTGGGGAAACAGGATAAACAACCAGTCCATTATGGTAGCCCTATCGGACTTTTGCAGGGATAGAAGAGACGAGCACGTCAAACTGTCCAATGAAACCGCCATGAAACAATCCCAAAAAGGTTTCACCCGGATAGAAGATGCAGCGTGCGCCATGATTGAGGGAGTAAAAAACATTCAGGAGCTCAAAGAAAAGGCTAAAAACGATTTCAGCGCCTTCACAGAACTTTTTCCTAACGTTCCCAATAACCATACTGCCTACACCTATTGGAAGGCATACGGGGGAAATGAGGATGCAATACGGGCTATATACGGAGATAATGCACCACCCCCCAACATTGCGAGTGATGATATCGGCAGGTTTCTCTGTGATTATAATATCAGAATCAATCGAAAATAACTAATATAATCAACCACTTCAAAATCAAATTTATCATGGCAAAGAATGACAGTTTCAAACAGGCAATCAAAGCCTATCTGGACAAACGGGCGGAAGAAGATTCACTGTTCGCCCCCAAATATGCGAATGAGAAGAAAAGTATTGATGAATGCTGTAGTTATATCATGGGTGAAGCCAGGAAGCGTGGTAACGCCATAGCGATTTCAGACGAGGAGGTCTACGGGATGGCAGCGCACTACTATGATGAGGACGATATCAAAATAAACCGGCTGCCTGCCGGAGAGAAAGCGTCCGTATCATCCCCCGCCAAACCTGTGGAACTCACCGAGGAAGATAAGAAAGCGGCACGTGACAGAGCAATCGCACGGCTAGCGGAAGAACAATACCAGACACTCAGGAAGAAAAACGTCCGAAAGAAAGCGGATGATAATGTACAACAAATGAGCTTGTTCTAATCATGAAACCGAGAACGAAACTTGAGATACGTGTAACCGGACTGAGCAGCAAACTGTCCGCCGTTACCGAAGTACAAAAAGAATGGGCGAAAGAACATATATTCACCCACGAAGCATATAGGTGCAAGGATGAGCTATGGTGTTCCGAGTGCGGCGGAACATGGATAGACACAAGCAATAGCGAGCTGGGGACTACCCTGCTCAGTGATACGACCGAATGCCCGTACTGCCACCACAAACTGGACGTAAAGATCAGCCGGAAACGAAAAGTCGAGGAAGAAAAGTACATGTCCATCTTACAGACCGCCGGAGAGTTCCAGATCATAAGGCATATACTATGCTGCAAGTACGTCAGAAAAAGGAATTTTGATTTGAACAGCAGACAGGATTATATTCACTATGCTTTCTTTGAAGTGGTTCAGGAATGGATCACCGTCGAGGGGAAACGCACCATCATGGCAAAACCGATGAATATGGGAAGCAGCGGATGGATATATTCGGAACCACTGAGCATAAAGGGTGAATACGGCAGTTACAGCTGGAATTATCGTGGAGACCTATATGCGATATGGGGATGGATATATCCAAGAAAGAAACTAATCCCGGAATTGAGAAAGCGGGGAATCGGGAAACGGTTCCCCGATGTACCCCCCTCAAAACTTGTACGAGACCTTCTGAAAGGTGGCAATGATGCGGAATTATGTATCAAGACCGGACAGACGGATATGTTAAAGCACATGTACAAAACGGGCTATTACCAACTCCGATATAAACCGTCCTTCAACATCTGCAACCGCAACCGTTATACAATCAGAGATGCAAGCATGTGGAATGACTATATAAGCCTGCTGTCCTATTTCCACAAGGATCTGCATAACGCCAAATACGTATGTCCCAAAAATTTAAAAGCCGAGCACGACAGATTACTAAGAAAGAAAAATGAAATTGAGGCAAGGCAAAGAAGGGAAAGGGACAGAATAAAGGCTATCCAAAAAGAAAAGCAGCTCAAGGAGGATATAGCATCATTCTACAACCGGATGGAAAGATTCTTCGGCATGGAAATCAAAGGCGACGGCATAGTCATCCGTCCGCTTGAAAGCGTAACCCAGTTCTACAAGGAGGGCAAAGCCATGCACCATTGTGTATACGCCAACAGGTATTACAGACGCAGTGAATGCCTGATCATGACAGCCATAGTCGGAGAAAAACATGTGGAAACCATCGAAGTGAATCTTAAATCTTTTCAGATAGTACAGTCAAGAGCCGTATGCAACGGAACATCGGAGTATCATGACTGCATTATCCGGCTGGTGGAGAAGAACATGAGTCTGATCAAAAAACTTACTGCATGAACATCTATCACACAGAACCCAGATTCGACTGCGAGAAATTCGCTCCATGCGGGCGCATCTCCCTGCACAAATGCCGGAAGTACAAAGGCAGACTGGATGAATGCAGGGGATGTACGCTTGTACACCGTAAAGCCAAGACGGTTGCCGGTACGGAAGCCGGAAGAAAGGTTTGTCCGCATTGCGGACGTTCCCTTCCGCTCCACCGGTTTTATAACAGGACTGTCAGATGTGGGGATAAGGAATACCGATGTCTCACCTCCTGGTGCAAGATGTGTATGAGTGAAGTCGCAGCGGAAAGAAATCGTAATAATTAATTTAAAAATCCAATGAAAAACGTAACGAAAATAGCCAAGAAGTCCGCAGGGCTTAGCCAAAAATGCTCGATTTGCCCACTTATGCAAAGATGCACTTTAGAAATCCATAGAGCCTGTTTTGACAGCTTTGTAGAGGGTTTCAAGAAAGGGGCCAGAGCTGCTGAAAAAGAAATAAACAAGAAATTCAAATCGGAACAGATATGAAACAGACAACCACGTCCGAATTTAAATATTGGCTCCGGATACATGGCATCCAATTAAAATGGTTGGGTACTGGTACCAAAAACAATCCAATCAAGATTAAATCAAAAAAAAGAAATAAATAACCATGAATAGTGACAGACAGAAGATATTAACTGATTATATTTCTTACATATACACGACAGGAAGGACTTATGATACTGTCGGGAAATATATCAAGCATGTCACGGATTTTTTAGAAATGGCCAAAGAAGTGAACCGCCGTGGCTATTTGAATTATAAACGTGAAAATGCTGATGTCATGGTGCGTCATTCGCTAATGTGTTCAGCTATATGCGATCTATTATCCTATCTCAACATCGGATATGGAAAAAGGGAAAAGGCGGTGAAACCTTTGGAAAAACTTGATGTCATTTCGGATAAGAACAAGAAACAACTTAATGATTTCATTGTGTGGCTGACCGACAACAATGATTACTCTTCTCATACAGTTGATATATATTACACATCAATGAAGAAGTATTTCGAGTATGCCAATGAGGTAAACATGGATAATTGCAGGAGGTTTATAAAAAGTCTCGAAGAAGAAAAATTATCTCCCGCTACCATCCGGTTACGTATTACAGCCATTGAAAAGTTCTCTAAATGGATGAAAAAGCCGATAGAATTAAAGAGACCTAAAATGAAACGTAAGCTGGATATTTCTAATGTTCCTACCGAGAATGAATATAATCGGTTACTGGAGTATCTGAAAACAAAACTCAACAAGGATTACTATTTCTTCATCAAGGTATTGGGTACTACAGGAGCCCGGCTCTCGGAGTTTCAGCAATTCACATGGGAGGATATAGCAATTGGCGAGGTTGTTTTGAAAGGGAAAGGAAACAAGTATCGGCGTTTCTTTTTCCAGAAGCAATTACAACAGGAGGTGAAGGACTATATAAAGGAGACAGGCAAGTCCGGTACTCTTGCTGTCGGGAGATACGGACCGTTGACTCAGAGAGGTTTTTCACAACACCTGAAAGCATGGGGTAAACATTGTGGTATCGATTCAAAAAAAATGCACGCGCATGCCTTCCGACATTTTTTCGCTAAAATGTTCCTGAAAAAAAACAAAGATGTTATTCAACTGGCCGATCTTCTCGGTCATGGAAGTGTAGACACAACAAGAATTTATTTACAGAAAAGTTATGACGAACAAAAAAAAGATTTTAATCGAAACGTTACATGGTAGTGTTGCGCAGCTCAATGAACTGTCATCCATGACCGAAGGGATAGACATCTATGACGATACCGGGCATGTTGACACCGATTTCTTGATCGAAGCGATATCTTGCGTCAGTGCCTTCATGGACGCAAGCAACATAGTTGTAGAAAAAATATCTTCACTGTTAGCGCCGGATGTTCCGATAGCTGAAAAGAAAAAGCAGGCTGACGAAGGCAAAAAATGGAGTGTGGAAGAGATATTGAAACATTGTACTCTTGAGGACGGTGTTCTGAAACTTCCTCAAGTTCAATTTAACAAAAAGTCTTATGCTGAAGCAAAGAAGTGGATAGAAGAAGCCGGCGGCTCATGGCAAGGTGGAAAGGTACAAGGTTTCACATTCCCGTTTAATCCGAAACGTGTGTTTTCCGTTTTGAAAGAGGGTAAACGGTGCAACCTACAGCAGGATTACCAGTTTTTTGAAACTCCGTCCGATGTTGCCGACTGGCTGGTTATGCTTGCCGGAGGAATACATGAAAATGATACGGTATTGGAGCCGAGTGCCGGCCGCGGTGCTCTCATTAAAGCCATTCATAGGGCTTGTCCTTCCGTAACAGTGGAATGCTATGAACTGATGCCGGAAAACAGAGAGTTTTTGCATTCGTTGGAAAATGTGATACTCCTTGATGAAGACTTTACGAAAGACAGTGTAGGGCATTACACTAAGATTATTGCAAATCCTCCGTTTTCCGGTAATCAGGATATAGAGCATGTCAGGCTTATGTATGATCGATTGGAAGAAGGCGGCACGCTTGCAGCAATAACTAGCCAACACTGGAAATTCGCTTCGGAAAAGAAATGTATTGATTTCCGCAACTGGCTGAAAGAAGTACATGGAGAAGTTTTTGAAATTGGAGCTGGCGAGTTTAAAGAGAGTGGAACTACTGTTAGCACTATGGCGGTTGTAATAAAGAAATAATTCAAAAAAAAATTAGTATGTTGACAATAGAAATACCAAAATCAAATAGAAGAAAATCCGAGGAAGACGAACTTGCATCTTTCATCCTCTCGGAAATCAAAAAGAAAGGTGAATGTGTTTACTTTCATTATGGCGTAGGATGGGGAAATAACTGGCCTCATTGTTGGGCAAAAAATACTGGAAGTGACGCTAAAGACAGACACCAAATTTCGGAGTTGGCGCACGATAATGTCATAAGAGCATTTATAGACAAGGGCTATTCTGTCGAGTATAGAAGTGAAATAGCCGCCGGAAGATATGTGATTATCAGAGGATAGCTACAATGGTAATGAAAACGAAAACAAGTAAAGTCACGTTTCTACTCCGTTCCAAAAATCTGCAAAAAGCATTATCTATCTTTCCCACTTTTCATATTAACGTTCATCAAAGAAGAATGCAAGACTTTACAGGTTACCAGTGAAATACTTTCCTGTAATTCTTTATCTTACCAGCAATTCGGCATTGATATCAACAAAGGAATTATAACACACATAACAAAGTATTGACAAGCCGTGTCAGTACTTTGTTTTCCTCATTTTTCCCCTTAGCTCCCTTATTAAGTACCTTCGTTTCTGTAACGCAAAAAAAGCAATTATGGAAATTATTTACAGAAAACTAGAGGAACTGAAGAAACTGGAAAACAATCCAAGAACTATTTCGGATGAACAGCTAGACAAACTTAAAGAGTCAATCCGAAACAATCCGGATTATTTCGAAGCCCGACCGATCATCCTGTCAGACCGTACTGGCGAATTGATCATTATAGCCGGAAACCAAAGGTATGATGCCTGTATATCGCTAGGTATGCAACAAGTACCGACCGTTCTTATTCCCAACCTGACCGAGGAAAGGGAACGTGAGCTAATCATACGTGATAACGTTAACAACGGACAATGGGACATAACCAAGTTGTTTGACTGGGATTGTAACGAGTTGCTTAATTGGGGTATGGAAGGCATCAGCTTTCCTGATCCGACAGATTTTTCAGAAGATATAGAAGACAGTCATAATGTACTCAAGAACGCAAACTATGAAGCCGGAGCTCATATCAAATATTTAGTATTTGAGGGGTATAAGATTCCAGTCAGTGAAAGCGAACTGGAAGCACTGAAAGCACGGGCTTCTGAATATTTGGATGAGAACGGTGTAATGGTTGGTTTTGTTAATAATCTACTTAGCTTATGATGGAATACATAGACATATCAATATTGAACCCGGCAGAATATAACCCACGCCTGCTCACTAATGAAGCACAAGAAGATTTAAAAAAATCCATCAAGGAATTAGGCATTATCAAACCGATCATCATACGTCAATCGGATAAACGTATCATGGCAGGACACCAACGTACAAAGACAATGAAGCTGCTTGGGTATACCCATGTTCCAGCCTTTATTCTTGATGGTGTAAACTCCACCGATGAAGTAAGGTTCAACCAACTTCACAACTATGCGGAATGTGAGTTGTCGGAAATCCAACCAGAAATCAATGTAAGTCTTCCTAAAGGAACAGAAGGATTTTATACTGTATCCAACAAAGATATCTCCATTCTTTCCAAAGGAGGAAACAACTCACGTGTTGTTGACCTTACGAAAATGATTCTCCGTTACGGCCAGTTTGCAAATGCCGTATGTGACCATACCGGGAAAGTGATCATCTCAACAGTATATGCCAAAACGGTAAAACTATTAGGTATGGACCTACTTGTATATGTCCTTCCAGAAGGGAAAGAAGAAATCGCGCTCAAATACTTCTCTAAGGAATATGGAGTGTTCGAGTATTCCCATCTGGAACGAAAGACCTATATACAGTCTTTTGCCCAAAAGGCACGGCTACGGCAAAAGAACGGGGTTCCAAGCAAGCGTAGCCATTCAACGTTGTATGAAACGCAGGTTATACCATACATCACCAAGGATATGCGCATACTCGATTTCGGTGCCGGACAAAAGGATTACGCAACCATACTGAAGAAAAAAGGCTATCTCATTGACGCCATTGAATTCTTCCACCGCAAAGATGGAGCGGACATCATTGATGAAAAGGAAATCAGGCAAGACTGTGCTTCCATATGCAAGACCTTGTCGGACTACGGGCTGTACGATGTGGTTGTGTGCGATAGCGTGTTGAACTCTGTGAACTCAGAAGAGGATGAAAAGAATGTCTTACTTTCGTTATCAGCATTATGCAAGCCCGGAGGAATGATATTCTGGTCTGGCATTCCGCTGCTGTTCGCCCAGAAATCATCTGAACGCAAGGAAACACACGACCATCGTTCTAAAGCCGTATTTCTTGACGCAAAGAACTTCACAGCCAACTTCCGTTTTGGTGAATGGTACTTCCAGCATTATCATTCCACAGCTGACATCATCAGATTAAACACAGCTTACATCGGAAAGGATTTTAACATATTCGATAAAGGAATGAAGATAAGCCCAGAAAAAGAGTTAAGAGGTTCGTCATTTCAAGTAGCATCAACCAACGGAAGGAGCGCAAGTAAGAATGATTATCTGAAAGCGTTGCAATATGAATTCACACTTCCTCTTCCCAATAATCGCAAATGGGATCTGGACAAAGAAATTATACCAATCTTTAAAACACTATAAACAATGGCAGCACCTAAAGGAAATCAGTTTTGGATGTTACGCAGCAAGCATGGCAGGGATAAACTCTTCGCCACGCCTGAAGCGTTATGGGAGGCGGCGTGCGAATATTTCCAATGGTGTGATGAAAACCCATGGACAACAAGAAAGGCTATACAACGTACCATGCCTGTTAGACGCAAAAAAGGTAAAAGAACAGAAACTGTTAATGAACAGCAAACACAACAAGAAGTTTCACCTACACAGCGCCCCTACTCTCTCACCGGATTATGTATCTATCTAGGTACTTCATCACGTTGGTGGAGTAGCTTCAGAAGTGAATGCATGAAAAAAAATGATGAAGATTTTTTGCACGTCATCGCGCGGGTGGAAGAAACCATCGAGACTCAACAATTTGAAGGAGCCTGTGTTGGCGCTTTCAATGCAAACATTATAGCCCGAAAGCTAGGGTTGTCCGACAAACAGGAAGTGGATCATACAACACAAGGCAAACCCTTCAACGGATTTGACTTTCTTCCCTATACTCCCGAAGCTGACAAATTGAAGTGATATGGAGCAAAAGGTTAACTTAAAACAGCGATTGGCATACAATTTTCTTCGTGACAGCAAAACGAAATTTTTATTGTATGGTGGTGCCGGAGGTGGTGGTAAATCATGGCTAGGCTGTGAATGGCTGATGCAATGTGCCTACTATCTTCCCGGTACTCGCTGGTTTGTTGGCCGAAATAATTTGAAGGATAGCCGTGAGTCCGTTACCGTGACCTTCAATAAGGTAGCATCTTCTCACAGCTTCACGGCATACAAGACAACAAATGAAGGGATAGCCTTCGACAACGGAAGTGAAATCGTTTATATTGACTTGACGTATTATCCGGTGAAAGATTCGATGTATGAACGATTGGGGTCTAAGGAATATACAGGAGGATGGATAGAGGAAGCTGGTGAAGTGCACTACCTTGCCTTCGAAGTCTTGAAAACCCGTATCGGCCGCCACATGAACGATGTATACCATGTACCCGGAAAGATACTTATCACCTGCAACCCGAAGAAAAACTGGCTATACCGTGAATTCTACAAGCCCTGGAAAGAGGACAAATTACAAGCTCCTTATGCATTTATCCAAGCTTTGGTGCAGGATAATCCTTGGGCAACAGAAGACTACATCGAAAGTCTTCGAAACACAAAAGACCGGGTAACAAAGGAACGCCTATATTTCGGCAATTGGGAGTATGATAATGACCCGACTGCCCTGTGTAACTACGACGCTATCTGTGACTTGTTCACGAATGAGTTCATTGCTCCTGCAGGTGAATCTACTGGTTCTGCAGACCTTGCAATGAAGGGACGAGACAGATTTATCGCCGGTCATTGGAAAGGGAATGTGTGTTTTATCAAACTGGATCAGGAATACAGTACTGGAAAATCCATTGAAACAGACCTAAAGCGGATGATGATAGAATGCTCTATTCCTCGTAGTAAGATGATTGCGGACTCTGACGGATTGGGGAACTATCTTGAAAGCTATCTGAACGGTATCAAGGAGTTTCATGGAGGAGCACGACCTATTAATCCTGAATTTGACAATTTGAAATCAGAGTGTGCCTTCAAACTGGCTGAGATGATTAACAATCGATTGCTTCGTATCGTATGCACGGAAGCACAGCGAGAACGGATCATTGAAGAATTGTCAGTTCTCAAACAAGCACATATTGATGCAGACACACGGAAGAAAGGAATAATCAGCAAAGAAAAAATGAAAGAAATATTAGGTCATTCCACAGATTACCTTGATATGCTGATAATGGCAATGATATTCCGCATCAAACCAACACCCAAACGACCAAAAGCAAAAATAGGAAAGATATGACAGTAAAAGAATTTTTGACAATAAGCAGCATTGCCACCGAACCCGAGGTCATTAGAACCAAGTTGGATGAACTGAGAAAACCTTATCAACTAGGGCAGTATAAGACACCAGATACCCTAAACGACATAAATATGGGAGAACTGATGCAACTGCAATCCATCGAAACAGAACACGATATCTTGTTCGTTCCCTGTACTGTACTGATGGGGCTGAGTAAACGTTATATATCCCAACTTCCAGCTAGCGATGTACTGGGATTCGTACAATGGGTGGCCAAAGAAGTTGAACGAATAAATAAACTATTCGCGTCGACTAATGTACCACCCACACCCGAAGAGAAGCAAGCAGGATCCGAATTGCTAAATTTTGGACCTTTCGGCATGATTGATTACTATGCGCAGCGCATGGGTATCACTGATCATGCAGAAGTAGACAGCGTGCCATGGGTCAGAGTATATAAATGTCTTGACATGGACGCCAAAAGAGTAAGATTCGAACGTAGATTAAGAAACATATTAAGTAAGAAGAAATGACGGTAGAGCAAAAAATTAAAAAGATAGTAGACTCTATGGAGGGTGTAAGTTACCTTTTTGACAACTGGCAAACAGCCAATATAAGACTGGACAAGATTAAATTGCCGGCAGTGCTTAATCTCCTTCCTGTAAGCGGAACTTTTAATCTAGGCAGACAGCAGTTAAGAGACTGCCCTAACTGTATGATGGCATTCATGGATAAAACCAAGTTCGATTTTGATGGCACAGAAAATGATGCAGTGATAGAAGGATGCAAGAATAAAGCCAAAGAATTCATATTGCTATTGAACAGGAGTGGGATGTTCAAAGAAATATCAGGAGATATCCCTTATTCTGTTTTCTATGACAAGCTGGATGTTAATGTAACCGGAATAGTTATCCAACTTAAGTTAGAAGAGATAATGGGTACTGTTATTTGCAACAAGAGCGTGAAAGAGATTGTATATGGCAGCAGAAACTAAAGCCGGAACCCTAAGGATAATAGGTGAAGAGCTGGAAGCGTTACGCAAGCGAATTATAGCCAACCATGAAGCAGCCGGACAAGTAGCCAGTGGAAGGACAAAGGGCAGTCTGAAAGTAGAAATGTCGGAGGACGGAGGCGTTTTGTGGGGCAGGCAGGCATTCGCGGTACTAGAAACCGGACGTGGGCCAGGGAAAGTTCCGAAAGGATTTTACAAGATTATCCGCCAATGGGTGGAAGATAAGGGTATACAAGTAAAGAAGCCCGATTCCTTCGCCTACCTTGTCGCTAGAAAGATAGCCAAGGAAGGAACGGAACTATACCGAAACAGAAAACATGAGGAAATCTATTCCCGTGATCTAGAAAATACCGTGGACAATATAGCCAGCAGGGTATCGGCTATATATGAAACAGAAGTTGAACATATAAATCTGAATTTCGACAATGAGAACACATACGATAGATAATACAACAATTGAATATCCTGACCAAATAGGATTCTGCTTTAATCCTGTGATAATAAATATCCTTGGCGGAAACTATCAATCTGTTACTGCAACGGTAACGGACACCACCACAGCCACATCAGACAGAGAGAACAGAGCGACGTTCGGTGGTTCCTGCTTCTTTGACCTATCATTCTATACGCAGAGCTATTTTGACGAATACAGAGAAGTCGATTACAAGTCAACTCACGCCGAAGATAGTAAGTTAGGACGTCTGTTTAGCATAGAGCTTGATATGTATAACGAATCAGGAACACTTGAAAACAGCTTCCAGTTCAACGTATTCATATTGTGGGGAGCCAGTAAGGTTGGAGAGCAGTATAATGGAAGCCGAGTGCTGACATGGTTCAAAAACTACCCATTCTCTGTAGGCTTATACTCTGCAACATCAGGGAATGTAAAAGTAACTATAGATGGTTCCGAAAGCTCCCCTATCGCATTATCAGGACAAAATGCATGGAATATCATTCTTGCTGGAATAGATGCTTCAGACAGGGTGGAATTTTATCTACCTGGAAGTAATACGGCAGCATCTGTTTTTGACCACACCTTTGATTTCACCTTCCGAGGGCTGCTCAATATGGCCACAAAGATCACTTGTAAGGTTGACAATTCAGACTGTGGAATATACTTGAGATGGATCAACCGCCATGGAATGTGGTGTTACTGGCTATTCATGCAAGGAGACGAGACTTCGCAGGTATCCAATGACGGAGAGTTCATCAGAAACAATATGCAGGATTACAGTTACAAGAACGGATACCATGGAGGTAGCGGACGAAAGCAAAGGAAAATGGAAGAAACGACACTTCCCGTATGCGCTCCATTAATAGACAGCATAACTTATGACTTCCTTTACCAAATGGCCACATCTCCTGTTGTTGATATGTTCATGGGCTATGATGATAACGGTAACGCCAGATGGATGGCCGTAAATGTGTCTGTGGGAAATTTCGTCAAACAGCGGGTATCACTGCAAGACTTTGAAGCGAACATTATATTACCTGAAACTAACGTGCAGAGCTTATGAGAAATGAATTATTATATGTCGGTGCCAACAACAAATTAGTAGATATGGACGACAGCACCAATATCACATTAAAATACAAGAATAATATATTCACCGATATAGGCAAAATTGTAAGTAACACAAGCTACACTATTAAACTTCCAAACACAGTGAGGAATCAGTCTGCATTTCTTCACGCAGACCTGCCATCCTGCCAATATTCCGTTGCTTCATTTTACCTTGACGCTAGATACATAAGAAACGGAGTAGAAATTATCAAAGGGGCAAAAATATACTTGATAGGCACGTCTGATGTGTTTGAAACCGCATTAATATGGGGAAACGCAACACAATTTTCAAGTATTGCCAATGAAGAAAAAAAACTGCAAGATTTAAAAGAACGTTGGCATTATGAAAGCCAAGGGAATGATCCATTTCCTGATTATTACATCGAATGGAATAGCGGAAAGAACGTAAGCCAATATGATAGTCATGGAGATTTCTTTTTCCCAAAAGTAAATTACAATATACGTTCAGCCGATAAAGACTTACCCTATCATCCGGCAGTTAAAGCAACATGGATTTTAGAACATATATCACTTGATAATGATGTGATATTCATTTTTCCAAGTGAACAGCAAGCAGTCTTGAACAAGCTGTTTATCCCATTGCTGACAAGAAATGACGGGTTGGAATTCTCTCAAAAGAATGAACTGTGGTTGAATGCAAAATATTACCTTAACCAAGGAACCGGGCCTATTGAACTTTACTTCGAAAATAAAGAATATTCATCATATTATGGAACGGTAAATAAAAGCTCGCTAAGCGAAGGCACATTCATTAGTGGAATAAAGACAAAAGGAAACTCCATAAAGCTCAATGCTTCAGGCAAAGTATCAATACATACTTTAACTTCTTTCTATCCCAGCAATGCAGCCATGATAGCTTATTATATTGAGAACGGAGAGAACAATGAAATATTCAACATAGGATATACGGATATAATAAGCAATGGAGGAAACTCTTACAATATTACGTTTGAGTTCGAAGGTGTAGAGTCTGACTCAGTAAACAAAGGTACAGATATCCGGTTTGGATTCACAAATATCGGATTTATTGCAGACGTATCAAACGGTGTAGATGGAATCATAAATCTAAGAATGGAAAACAGCCTTGTATCGCCCAAGCAACCAGACGAAAGTATTCTTAACGGGAATGGTCATTACCCCATTATACCAAATTTGCCAGATATGACACAGCTTGATTTTATTAAAGCAATATCTACCATGCTAGGCGTATTTGCATATCCTATTGAAGGCACGAACATTATAAGATTTATGTCTGTCGATGATATCATAAAGAAAAAAGAACAAGCGTACAATTGGACTAGACGGGTAATAGCATCGTATATGGCCAACAAGCCTAAAGAAATGAAATTCACTATCGATGGCTTTGCACAAAGAAATATACTTAAATACAAAGACGATGATACGGTAAAAGGCAACTACAGTGGAGAAATTACTTGCTTGATCAGCTCATTAGAGAAGTCTAGAGAAATGGCAGAGTTGAAATTTGCAGGATGCGACATGAGAGGAATTACAGCATTCATACGATTGTACAAATATGACGGAGAGGGAAAGGCTGAACTGCAAAAAGTTCAACCAAGAATACTTCTCGAGGAAAACAATGGAGGTCTATCAAATGGAACCTTCACACAATTGTCGTTCACAGATATCATAAAAAGATTCTACACAAGCTTTCAAAATGCAGTGTATACCCCCAAAATCATTAAAGAAAAAATAGAAATAACAGAAAAAGACTTGAGAGACTTAGATATGACCACTCCAGCATATCTGGCCCAATATGGGAAATATTATGCAATTCTATCCGTTACAGCAGAAAATACAGGAATAGCAAATGTTGAATTATTACAATTAGACATCTAAAATTATGGCAGACAAAGTAGAAAAGATACTTGATATCAAAGTGAATTATAATGAGGCTATCAAAGCTATAGCCGAGTATCAGACAAAAATCGACAAAGCCAAAGAAGCAGAGGCGAAACTGAAGGAACAGTTAAAGGCTGGAGACATAGAAAGGAAACAATATAACGAGAAAATGGCAGACTCTAAAATTCATATAGCAGACTGGAATGATTCGATACGTATTATAACGAAAACAATGCAAAATCAGCTCAAGCAGGAGAAGGCACAAGAAAACAGCCTTGTTTCTCTCCGTGCCAAACTGTCAAACCTAACGGCTGAATACGATGCTTTATCCGAAGCGGAACGTAAAGGTGCTAGCGGCACAGAATTGAAAAACAAGATTAATGAGGTTACTGATGCTCTAAAGGGCGCTGAAGAAGAGACACAGCGGTATTACCGAAATGTTGGCAATTACAAGGAAGCTATAATGGAAGCCGCCAATGCCAATATCCCGTTCGTGCAGCAGATAAATGTAATGGTGACCTCCTTGGGTGGAGTAAGAAATTATTTGTCTGGAGTAAAAACAGAAATGCTTACTGTTTCGACCACCACAACCGGCTGGATTAAAGTTTTGAAACTGTTGAAAGTTGCTCTACTTGGAACTGGTATTGGAGTATTAATTGTAGCTTTAGGATCTTTGGTATCATGGTTCACCAAAACACAGAAGGGCGTGGAAGCAGCCAATAAAATAATGGGGGCTCTGGGTGCCACTGTAAATGTCTTAATAGACCGGGCAGGCAAGTTGGGAAGTGCTTTAGTGAATCTGTTTACCGGGAACTTCAAACAGGCGGGGAATGATGCCAAATCCATATTCGCTGGTATCGGTGATGAAATAGTCAATGAAACCAAACAGGCGTGGAAGCTGGCAGAAGTCTTGAATGAGATAGACAAGAGGGAAGTCATGCTGTCCATGTCACGTGCCTCTAACCGAGCTGAAATTGAGAAGCTGAAAAAAGCTGCAGATGACCAAACCCTATCCACACAGGAACGTATCAAAGCTGCGGAAAAAGCTGCAGCAATGGAAAAAGAGGACTTAAAAATCCAAACAGACTTAGCGAAAGCAAGAATTGCCAATATGCTCGGATATACTAAAGTAACAAAGGAAGCCCTTAAGACCATTGAGGACATGCAAAAAGGAGCAATTACAGCAGATGAAGCTATTGGAAAAATCGGTATATCGGAAAGCACTATTGATGACCTTAGGAAATTAAGCGAAGAAGTAAACAGATTAAGTGAATTGGAAGAAAGCAGTTACACCCGTCAGACAGAGCAGCAAAACACCCTAAACTCTATCCGCCAGGAAGGTGCAGACAAAGCAAAGGAAGCAAAGCAAACAGAACTGGAAGCAGTAAGGGCAGCAGAAGATGCTATGCTTGCCTTAGTGAAAGACAAGAGAGAACAAGCACGGAAAGAGATTGAATTGAACTATTCCCGGCAGATTGAGGATTTGCAAATCAGTTTAAAGCAAGAAGAGAACCTTACCGCTAAGGCTCGTGAAGCCATCAACGCCAAAATAAAGGCTTTGGAACAACAAAAATCTATGGAGCTTAGCAAGTTGTCCGATGAGGAGCTGAAAAAAGAACTGGAGAACCGTTTAAAAATGATATCCCTGCAATTGGAATCGGTCAAGGAAGGCAGCGAGCAGGAGTATCAGTTAAAGATACAACAATTACAAGCACAACAAGAGGCGGAACTTACCAGCACAGAACAAACCGAAGAAATGAAACTGGCCATTAAAGCAAAGTACAATACCAAGATAGACGAACTGGCAACAGTTCATGAGCAGGATATTATCAACAAGCAACAGGAAGCCATGCGCATACGCTTTGAAACGGAAATCGCACAAGCATATGATAACGAAGAGGAAATTCTTCGTATAAGGATGGAACAAAAGAAAGCCGAGCTCGATAGCCTGCAGCAAATGGAAGGTGAAAGTATAGAAGCATTCAATCTTCGCAAGCTGGAAGCACAGAATGCTTATCTGGAATCCAAAAAAGAACTGAGCGATAAGGAGATTGAAATAGAACAAACTAAATATGAAGCAATGGAACAGGTGACAAATGGCCTTGTAGCTCTCACAGAACAAATTGGGGAGTCTGACAGAGGATTTGCTATGGCAAGCAAAATGTTGGCTTTGGCAGAGATCGCCATCAATTCAGGTAAGGCGATCGCAAAAATGGTATCCGCTGAATCAGGGAAAGGTATTCTTGGTATAGCTACAATGGCATCAGGTATTGCAACAATCCTTTCTAACATTGCAAATGCTGTTAAGATAGTAAAAAGTGCTAAATTTGCAGAAGGTGGTTTGGTTACAGGACCGGGGACAGGAACGAGCGACAGTATTCCGGCACAATTGTCGAATGGAGAATCCGTTATAACTGCCAAAGCTACGTCCATGTTCGCCCCTATCCTATCATCCTTCAATATGATGGGTGGAGGTGTACCTATTAATGTAACAGCAACGAATAATCAAACTTTAGGCGAAGATATGCTGGCCAGAGCAGTCGCCAAAGGAATGATGATGGCTCCTGCCCCTGTCGTTTCTGTAGAAGAGTTTACTTCAGTTGCGAATAGAATTAAATACATAGAAGAAAGCGGTAGTTTATGAAAGCATACGAACTATTATATATAAACAGGAACACTCTTAGGATAATGTCTGAAATGTCATTAGATGCATCAGATATTAAATACCTAGAAATGTATAAAGACTACACCCGTCTTACGGCTGAAGGTCATAAAAAGGCATATATCATGCAGTACCTGGCAGATGAATACAGCATTTCAGAAAGGACCATCTATAGAGTCATTGACAGGTTGTCCGTTGACGTTTCAATTCAATAAGGGGGAAGATTATTCTTCCCCTTATTTTTTTACTGACAAAGCGTGTCAGTGCTATTGTGTTCTGAAATTCTTATAGCCATATACCGTTTTTTACCTTTGCTTCAAAATAGATTATATATGGCGAAATTATACATCAACAAAGATATTGTTGCGGATAAAGACAAAATGGAAAATTGGTATCTAACTGGTGAAGAGGGATTGTCTTTTCCCGATATTCAAAATTTCCTATCTTGGATAGATCCGAATGACCACGTTATTGATATTGAGATACATTCATGCGGTGGTGATGCCGTTGAAGGGTATGCCATTTATGACGCCTTACGTGCTTCAGGAAAGCAAATCAGCTGTACTGCAGTAGGACGATGTGCATCCATGGCAACCGTGATATTATTGGCCGCTGCAAAAGAAAGACGTTTTGCTTATCCACATGCAAAGTTTCTTATTCACAAGCCTTATATGGCTTCATACGATGGAGACCTTGATCTTGAAACCCTAGAATCAATAAAATCAAACTTGGAGAGTGAAAAAAACAAGATGCTAGCTTTGTATGTAGAACGCACAGGATCGGAAGCCTCAGTTATCGAAGCCCAAATGAATAAAGCCGGTTGGTTTGGTGGTGAAACAGCCAAACAATTAGGTTTTATCACGACCGTTCTTATGCCTACAACTGCCAAAGGGAGAACTTACACATTTAATAACAAAAAAATGAACAAAGAAAAAGAAGTAACAGTGAAGCAGACTATCATAGACAGGCTGCTGGCCAAATGCGGCTATCAAAAAATTGAAGACGTACAGGTCGTATCTATGGAATTGACAAATGCCGAAGGTAACACGCTTACCGTGGAAAGAGATGAAGGTGAACCCCAAGTAGGAGATACAGCAAGTCCCGATGGCGAACATGTCATGCCTGACGGAAAGACTATCATTGTGACAGATGGCGTTATTACAGAAATTAAAGATCCTGATGAATTGGAAGAGGATGAAGTGAAAGCTTTAAAAGCCCGTATAGAAGAGTTGGAAACTGAGAATGCTTCTCTAAAGACGAATGCCCGTACCATTGAGGACAACAAGATTCTGAACGCAGTCCGTATGGCCGGGGGCGAAAACTGGCTGGCAAAACATTGTAGTACTTATAAAGTGTCAGCTCGTACCCAAACGTTCAACAAGGGTATAAAAGGAGTAGAAGAAAATGAAACGCCTATTCAGAGAAAACTTCGTGAAGAAAGAGAAAAAAGAAACAACAAGTAATAAAAGGAGGGGAAATGCCTATTTTAGATTTTGACAAACTTACACCTGATAATCAGGCTGTAAAAGACTTGAAAGACCTTATTCAGTTAACAGTCTTTCAAAACGAGGACATGGAGCGTTTTATGACGTTTATGCCCAATGTGACTAACGGTAAAAAAGCAGGTTTTATCGGTGAAATGGAAGATATCGGAGTAGCCGGCTCCGGATGCGACCCTGAATATAAAAAAGTGGCTATCGCTGCCGCCCAAAAGGAATGGGAAATCGGGGATTGGCAAATTCCTTTGGAAATGTGCTATACAGACTTGGAAAACACCATTGCCAAGTACTGCCTTAAAACGGGAACAAATATAGGAGACCTGACATCGACCGAATATATGGACGGTATTGTACTGCCGAAGCTGTCTGAAGCTATGATGAAAATGATGTGGCGTTTTACATGGTTTGGAGATAAATCAGCAGCGTCTGTCACTGGAGGTGGTCAAATCACTGACGGAGTAAACATCGAACTATTTAAAACATGTGACGGTTTTTTCAAACGTCTGTTTGCCATCTGTACCAACAATACCGGACAGCACACTGAAATTGCAGCCAACGCAGAAGAATCATATGCATTACAAAAATCAAAGATGAAAGAAACAGGCATTGCCACATCAATATTCGATGCGATGTTGCAAGATGCCGACAGCCGGATTTTCCAAAAAGACGGATGCGCAATTTTCGCCACCAAGTCAATGTGCGATGCTCTAACTCACGATATGAAAGAAAAGTACAAGGTAATCATGCCCTGGGAAGTTGTATTTGACGGTGTAGAGGTCAGCAAATACGATGGAACAACCATCGTTAAATGTTCCATTTGGGATAGATTTATTCAAGCCTATCAGAACAACAAAACCAAACTTAACTTACCGCATCGTGCTGTTTTATGTTCTCCTGAGAACTTGATGTATGGATGTGAGGGCACCGAACCGATGTCGGACTTGGATATCTGGTTTGATAAGAAAGCCCGCAAGAACTACATTTATTCAACAGGAAAATTAGGTTCCATGATTGGCGAAGATGAGTTGGTACAGGTAGCATACTAACGAAAAAGAGCAAATATGGCAATATGTGATATAACAATCAAAAAGGACATCGCACCATCGTGCGATGATCCTATCGTTCCCGGGCTGGAACAGGAAGGTGTGATAATGAATCGCGCAGACGTGGATTTCGGTGCGGTTACATTCAACGCAACCCGTAAGAATGTGATCGAAACTCTTGCACTGAAAACAGGTAAAAAAGGTTACAAGGTACAGGTATTCGGTGCAACCCCCTTTACTGGTACCAATACAACCTTGGCAACAGGAACCTATCGTAACACGTTTACTAACATAGTGAACATGGTTGTATTAGCAAATGACCCCGATGTATGCAATGACATTATTGACGGGCTTGCTAACGGTGATTTTGTCGTTGTATTGGAAAATAAAGCCAAAGGGTTAAATAAAACCGAAAATCCGGGAGATTCAGCTTTCCAGGTTTACGGTTACTACCAAGGTTTGAAAGCCGCAGAGATCGGCAATGACAAGTATTCCGAAGAAACGGAAGGGGGATGGAATATCTCTTTGCAAGAAACCAAGGTTCCCAAATCAGCATTATTCTTGTACAAAACATCTTACGATGCGACAAAAACGCTTGTTGAAACACTGACAAAACCAACTGAATGATTATGGAGTTAGAAGAAGTGGTTGATAAATTAAAGGAGCTAGGAGAACTTCCCTCCTACTCCTCTTCTGATAAATCGGAGATAGAAAGATTGTACAAGGAAGTATTAGGAAAAGAATTCACCAAGACATCGTGTAACGACTGCTATCGCGATGCTGTAATCGAAATGACTGTTTACATCAAAAAGAATAACCGTATGAAAGAAAAATGTAATTATATATTAAAGAATGGTGTCCTGCTTCAACCGGAGTTCGGAAGCAATAAAATGTACACTAATGACAACCTCACTGATGAAGTTGCTGAAAAGTACCTTGCCAAAAATCCGAAAGGTGAAATTTATTTCGCCCATGTACCTACGGACTGGAAAGAACGTGTTAACAAATGTGGATACAATCAAAGCCTGCTTGATTCAATGGTAGAATCATTACAAGACGGAGTTTCTGAAGAATCCGTGGCTGACACGTTGAAAGATTTCCAAATCAACGGCAAGAAAATCAGTAAAAAAGTTCTGAATCTGCATCTAAGCAAGGCCATTGAGATTATGAACGCAATGAATGGAAAAGGCGAAGGTAAAGTTGACTAAAAGATATAAAGGACGGACGTAAACCTCACGAACATGAGAGTAAGAGATCTAAAAAAGAAAAGCAGTAACCGCATTGATACCAGCTATTTACAAAATCTAGGAATTCAAGCCTACGGACAGGACAACCTATATCCACAGACATTAAAGAATATCATTGCTGCAAGCTCTACTGCATCTGAATGCTCAGACCGTTTCGCTGACTTTATCGAAGGAAACGGATTCCGTGAGGTTGCGTTTTCCAAATATGTGGTCAATCGAAAAGGTGACACATTGGATGATGTACACATGTTACTATGTAAAGACATGTCCGAACTCAATGGAATAGCAATCCATGTTAACTACAATGTTTTCTGTGAGATAGTGGAGATGCAGCACGTACCGTTTGAAAATTGCCGTCTGACGGAAGAAGATGAAAACGGTTATGTGGCAAAAATAGCAGTACATCCAGACTGGAGCGGAAAGAAGACACGTAAAGGGAAAGCTCTGCAGGTCAAGAAAGAAAACATCGACTACATAGACGTTTTTAACCCCAAAAAAGATGTGATACTAGCTCAAATAGAAGCTGCCGGAGGCATTGAATACTACAAAGGTCAAATCCTATGGGTGTCAATGGCCGGAAAAAATACTTATCCTGTCGGGAAAGGTGACCGGGTGGCTACAGAAATGAGTACCGATGAAGGGCTGTCCAATGTCAAGTACAGAAATGTACGAAATAATTTCTTCCCTGGCGCTATGGTATTCACCAAAAAGGGATCGAACATAACCTTTGACGAAGAAGGCAACGAAGTGAAAGATACAGACGATGACGACAGTTTCTCAAATACACTCATCCAGTTGCAAGGTGATACGAATGCAGGAAAGATTATGGAAGTTACTTTAGAAAGCGATGAGGAAAAACCTGAAATAATAAATCTGAACTCACAAAATTACGACAAAGAATTTACCGTTACTGACGCAAGTGTGGTTGAACGTATTTATTCAGCTTATGGCCAAGAGCCATGGTATTGCATCCGTATTGGTAAAGTCGGATTCTCAGGCGATATTTTGGAAGATGCCTTCGAATACTATAACTCTATCGTCAGCAAACAACAACGTCTTATAGAACGCACGCTAAGCCGTGTGTTCAGCTATTGGCACGAAGTAGCCAATCCTTCAGGAGATTTCAGTGTCGAACCATTAAAGTATATAAGAAATGCAGCAATATCTAATAACAACAGATGAAGTGTCAGCTTTATCTCGCGGAATGTCTGTACATCTCGATCCTGACAAGATAGAAACCTATATCCGTGAGTCGGAGAATATCTACATCAAATCAGCGTTAGGAGACGAACTGTTCCTTGATGTAAAAACGAATCCGGATAAATACGCATTATTACTTGACGGTGGTACTTACGAAACCAAATGCAAGGAAAAGAAACTTTTCACCGGGCTCCGTATAGCATTGGCATACTATACCTATGCCTGTATTGTCAAAAATGGAGATGGGAATGTATCCCGTTTTGGCTTCGTAAACAAGGAAGGTGAGTATAGCAATCATACGGAATTCAAGGAGAAGATGATGGTATATAATGATGCATGCAACATTGCAGATCGTTATTTAAAAGAGTGCGTACTCTACCTCAAAGAATGTAACATGCCACTTTATAACGGTGGAGGGAAATTAAAATCTAATAGAACTGTTTTTCGTGTAATAGGAGAATGAGCGATTCGGTTGACATATTAAAGAAACTGGCTCTTCAAGTAAGAAACGCATCTGCAGAAGGAGAGAATACAGCTGAAAGAATTGGGCGCATATTTATCGGGATTCTAGAAAACATGGATAATTCCGATTTAGAAAAGCTCACCAAATACTTCCTTCGTAAAGATAAAGAAGATATCGCTAATGAGCTGATCACTTTTTTGAAAGGTCTTTTGATTGGTAAGAACGGTAGTGGAATTACTGTACTGGAAGATGGTACCTCTCAAGCCGTTGTTGACCGGCTTTATGTGAAGATTAAGGCTGTCTTTGATGAACTTGAAGTGAAAAAGAAGACGCATGTTGGTGGTGAGCAGATCTTATCTCCAGCCGGAATGAAGTGTGTCCGTGTGGAGGAACTTGATGAGAGCTACCGCTGTTTCTTCTTATCGGAAGTCGATGGTATTACAATCAATAACGAATTTACAGTCGGTACATTAGCATTAGCCCAAGAATTTAACATTAAAGAAGGAACATCTCACAATGTATCCAACCGCTACTACTGGCGTGAGGTGACAGGTGTAGGATCTGACTATATTGACTTGAGCAAAACCAATGCCGACAAGGACAGTGATATCCCGGTTGCCGGTGATGATATTATTGGCTTGGGACACTTGACGGACATCACTCGTCAGGCAGCTATAATCCTTTCTTCTGTTAATGAAACTTCGCCTTCCATTATTTTTTACCAAGGCATCAATTCTTTCGCCCTTGCCGGGAAAGAAGTCATCGGGCTGGGCTTTGACAAGTCCACCGGACACGCCTATATCAATGTGTATGGTGATGCCTATATCGGTGCCAAGGATGAGAGCACTTACATCCGTTATACACAAAAAGGCGGTGTTGATATCAAGGGTATGTTCCATATCGAGCAAGGTTCCACTGGATGGCGTAATATGGAAGGTCTTCCGGATGAGATACAGGCGGCTGCCGATCTGGCCCAAAAGGCTCAGGATGCGATAGACAATGCGGCTGTCGGAAGTGTCAATCTGTTGCGTAACTCTGGGTTTACCGGGGATTATGAAAGTGAGACATTGTCCTCTGATACTCAATTGTCTGCTGATACCGAATTATATAGCAAGCAATTAAAGTATTGGACGGGTGTGGCTACCGTATCCGCAGATAGTGCTGCCGGCTCCAGGTACTCTGCTGCAATCGGTAGTTTGTCCCAATCTGTATCATTGATTAAAGGAGAAAGTTATGTTATCAGTTATAAAGCAAAGGGTACGTCTGTGTCTGTTTCGTGCGGCTCTTTCAGTGTTTCTCAGCCTCTCACATCCTCTTATCAGAGATATACCCATAAGATTACCTTCAATGGCAGTGGTATATTTCTCATCAGTGGTACCGCAACCGTTTGTGATCTTCAGTTAGAAAGAGGAACCATTGCCACAGACTGGAAACCGTCCATTTTGGATAACGACAAGGCAACAGCCGGTTTTCAGTCAATCAATTATATCGCCAGCGCGATTAAGGATGGATCTGTGGATATCCTTGGCGGTTTGATATTGGCCAATATGATTCAGTTAGGTAACTACAAGGATGGCAAGTTACAGAAGGTCACTGCCGGAGTAAGCGGCATATACAATGACGATGATGATGTGGCATTCTGGGCAGGTGGCACGCTTCAACAGGCTATATTAACCGTAATGAGGTTTCGTAATGATCCTAATTACCAGCCTACGGATGAAGAATGGGCGAATATGGCGAACTTTGTCGCTACTCATGGCGGTAATGCTTTTTTTCGTGGATATATCTATGCTTTGGGCGGATATTTCCGGGGAAAAGTTGAAATAGCCAATGGCAAGATACTGTTGAATGAGGATGGTTCCGGGCAGCTTGCCAATGGGAACATCAAATGGGATGCAGATGGAAATCCTGAATTTGTTGGAAAAGTAAAAGTCAAGTCTTCAAATGGCTATACAATAAGCATTGAGCCGGAAAATGAATATGGAATCCCCTCAATAGAGATGCGTGATAATACGAACGCCTCCCTGATAGATATATCATGCATATACGGACTGAAAGGGTTGATTCCCATGGTTTCTATGTTTGACCCGAATAGTAATGATGTTTTGTATTTCCGCCCGGACAGTATGGTTGTCGAGCAAAAAGGAAGTGACGGTTATATATATCAGACCCAGATAATGGGAGGACGCATAATTATGGTTAAAGGTTCTGAGATTGTATGGGATCAAAACCAATTGCCCAAATAAAATGAAGTGATATGGAACTTAATTCGATAAATAAAACAGGTACTTGGAGTGAGGCGGCAGATCGGCTTAACTACAATTTTAGTAAGACTTCTACCGAGATTGATAAGGTCAAGCAGAACAGTGTCCGCAACAAGGGATTGTTTTCTACGGAAGAAGCATTGCATGCTGCTGTCCCATCTCCAGTTGTGGGCGACTGGGCTGTCGTGGGGGATACCATACCCGGTCCTATATATGATTGCAAGATAAAGGGGAAATGGAGTCCTACAGGAACAACCGGAGGCGGTGGAAGTGTTGACCTTTCCGGCATCTTGAAAGCCGAGGAGATAGACGATGTAACATCAATATTATAGGTATGAAAATTAATTATCAGTCCGATTTTAAGATCATAGAGAAGAACTTGAATGGGGATGTGAATACTCCCTTCCGGTTCACTTACCGTACAGTCCTGTCGGGATGTGTTGTTGCGGAGTTTGACGGGCACGGGTACAAGAACTGCCGTAGGCTTGATGATGGTAGTCTGCTGGTCATTTTTGACAGGCATGGACTCCGTCCTGGCACTCTGTCGGTCAAACGCGAATACTATCTTTCTGATGCTGATTTTGCCGATGGTATCTGCAATCTTGTATCGGTGGAGATTACAGGTGTTATCCTCGTTTCCGGCAAGACGGATGAGAGCACAGCGGAGATCATTCCCTATTCGGATTATGCCGCATACAATGCGGTGCAGAGCGTATCTCTGTCAGATAAGGAGTATGATGATGTGCTGAGTGATTTTAAGATTAATAAATAATTACATAAAATAACAACGGGCCAAGTTCCGGCGGAACTTAGGCTAAAAATAAGATACATTATGGTAAAAATGCATAAACTGACCAAGGGTGGACAAACCATCTATCCGGCTACTATCTA